ATCACCTGTTTCAGGGTCCATCATTTTAACTGGATACATTTCACCATATCCTGTGGCTCTTAACCAAATCATAATGGAGTTTCTATCACCAACTAACATTTGGTCTAAAGAGATTTCTGTACTTTTAATTTTCTTTTGTAGAAGAATATCTAAAACTTTACCACTTTTAATTAAGTTTGGTGAAGTTAAAATATTCTCATCGGAAGCAGTAAGATATTCTACCCTAACCGTAGATGGTCTACCTGGGTACAATAATCCTTTTGATGGTAACTCTAGTACATCGAATGGAGCATCAAAATTAAATTCGTTTTCTTGATTTGACATTTTAAAAACTTTTTTTTATATTTTATATTATTTTATATTTTAATCTTAAACCCTTTATTAACAAAGTAAAGATTTATTCATTTCTCTATAAATAGAAAAAGTTTTAATTTTTTTTCAACAAAAATTTTGCCAAAGTAAAAACATAACGTATATTTGCTTTATAATTAAAAAACACACTATGGAAGATAGAAAATTACAAAGATTAAAAGAAGTATTATCAGTACCTACATACTCAGGTGATGAGGAGTTGATGATTACTTACTTACAAAATGTCTTGACAGAAAAAGGTTTTGAGCATTACACAGATAAAATCGGTAATATCTATGTTACTAAAGGTAAAGCTGAATGGTACCCTTGTTTTGTATCACACACGGATACTGTCCACAAAGTTAACCCAAACTTTAAAGTAGTTCAATTAGAAGAAAACGGTAGAGTTATTCTTACTGGTATCGATAAAGAAACTATGAAACCATCCGGTATTGGTGGTGATGATAAGTGTGGTGTTTATCTTTGTCTTGAAATGTTGGATACATTGGACAACGTTAAAGCAGCATTCTTTGTATCGGAAGAAGTAGGTTGTGTTGGTTCACGCCAAGCTGACCCTGAGTTCTTTAAAAATGTTGGTTACGCTATTCAGTATGATTCACCTGAAGGAGACTCAATGAGTATGACACTTATGGGTAAACAACTTTTTGGTAAAAAATCTGAATTTGGCTCAAAAGTAGGTGGTCTTATCACTGAACACGGTATCACACATTGGGAACGTCACCCTTATACTGATATTTGGCCTTTGATGGAGAAGTTTGGTTTCTCGTGTTTGAACTTGGCAGCAGGTTATCACCGTTACCACACAGCAAATGAGTATGTTGTTATTGACGAGGTTCAAAATGGTTTTGAATTAGGTCTTAAACTTCATAAAACTCTTGGTGAAAACTTCTACGAAAGAGTTGAAGACCCAATTGTTAGTTACGTATCAACTTCTTGGGCTCCTGTGAAGAAAGAAAATACTAAAACTATTCTAACAGAAAAAGAAGACTTGTTTTACGATGAGGATAATGATGACAATGACTTAGATTATCATTACAAGGATGATGAAGATTTTTCTGACCTATGGGATTATGATGAATTTAATGGAGGTTATTCAATCGTAAATTACGGAACAGATAATGAAGAGTATTTCAGATATGATTATTAAAAAAAAGGGACCCAAAAGGGTCTTTTTTTTTATCATTAAATATTTATAAATATGGACGTTATTTATATAGACAATTTTTTATCTGATGAAGTTTTAAAAACTTGCCAAGACTACATTGATAATTTTTATGGACAAGGTATTATTGGTGATAAAAATTTTGTTAATAATTTTTGGGAAGAAAATAAAGAAAAAATACAAAATATAAATTCTGATTGGATTGGTCTATATAATAATGTAACAAAGACAAATAACTCAGAACCGGTAAATAAACATTTAGATAAAAAAATACGTAATGAAAAATATAAAATGTTTATTTATTTAAATGAAGTACCAAATGGAGGTACTATTTTCTTTGATGGTGCTGATGAACAATTAGTTGAAAATAAATTAAACCGTTTAGTAATATTCAATATAGGTTTATATCATAAAAGTCAAAATTTTTTAGTAGGAGATAATACTTTTAATAAAAAATTAATTGGTTTTAGGATAATAAGTAAATAAAAATACCCCTTTCATATAAAAATTTATAAAAGGGGTATAATTTATGTTCAATAAAGAAATATCAGAATACACTAATTGCTCTGTCAAATCTTAAAGTAACAGAGATATCAGCGATATCTGATGAAGAGTAATCCAAATCACCAAAGTTAGCTGAAGTAATCATTGTACCTTGTAGAATCCACTTTTCGATAACAACTCCTGTTGGGTCTAACAACTCCAACTCTACATCTTTCTTGTAACCAGCTGCGTAACCTTGTCTACCTGTAACAGATTCAGAGTGAAGGCGAACCCACTCCATAAGTGCTTGAGTAGCTGAAGGACCGATTGGGTCACGGAAAGTAACATCGATTGTTTCCCAAGTAAATCTACCAATTACAAAAGTAGAAGTATTTAAGAATTGAATCTCAGTTTCTTCTGCTGTATAAGTCGGTCTAGCACCTGTTGATACAAACCATTCTTGGATACCCAATGGTGTAGGGAATCTAAATATAAACCTATTCTTTTTCTTTGGTTCGTAAGGAACAGGCATTCTCATTAACAAATCTGCCATAGTTTAATTTTTTTTTAATTTTTTGTTATGTTTAATTATAAATATGCTGATAAAATATTTTATTTTTATTTCATCAACTTTTTTATTCTATTTAATTCTTCTTTTAAAGGTGAATTAGATTCTAAAAATTTATAGTCATCTGACTTTGTTTTCTTATATTTGGTACCACCACCTGTTTTACATCCATATTTTTTACATTTTTGTAATACAGCTTCCTTGTCGTACGGTAATTTAGTACCCCCAACGCTGTAATACATTGCACTTAACATAGCCATAAATTGTGGTAAATTTTTCATAAACTGATTTTGGTCAAAACCAGCTTGTTCAGCGGAACCACTTAATTCATTAATTAAATCAACTCTACCATTTAAAGATTCACCTGCCAATCCCATAGCTTGTCCTTCAGCACCTGGTCTAACAGATTTAGCTTTTTGTCTTTTACCAATACCAAACTCAGGGAATGATTTTTGTAAATTTTTAATAAAACTACCAATACCTTTTCTTGTATTCCTAACCCATTTTATTAAACCTAAATTTTCTGTACTACGTACTTTAGCTAACCACGCACCAAGATTAATATCTCTAGTAAGTGAATTATCTTTTTTAAGTTTATTATAAAAAGCTGTTAAATATTTTTCAGGGTCATATTTACCTTGGTTTAGAGCGGCATCTAAAAACCCACTAGGGATTACTGTTCCTTTTTTAATGTACATGTTTGACCAAAAATCTTTTCCTTCAGGTAAGAAGTTACTAGCCAAATAAGCTAATTGCATATTTCTGTTACCTTGTAAGAAATCAGTTGGTACCATAGGTTCTACAATTGGTTCGTCACCTTGTATTGGTTCATCACCACCTTTAATAGGTTTGTCCTCACCTCTGCCAACGTCTTCTCCACCTTGACCACCTTCACCTTCAGTACCACATGCAATTAAATACATACCTTTAATACCTTCAGGTTTATTAACTTGTACAGATAGATATCTACCTTTATTTATTCCAGAAGCATTTTCCTCAAGTGTGAATCCACCCAATACTTTTAAATCATAATCAGTATCTCCAGCAGCTTCACTACCTTTAATAATCATACCTTCAAATGTCTGACCGTCTTTTTTTGTTTGTATTTTTTTATTTACTAACTTACCGTAGAAATAAATGTAATCACCATTACCTAAAGTAACTTTTTTACCATTTAAAACTAAATAACAAGCTTTAGGAACTGGTGCTGGTGGGTTATCCACTAATGGTCCATAAGGTCCTTGTTGAAAACTAGTATCTTTAACAGTTTTAATAGGGGCATCTATACCATCGACACTTACAGTAGTTCCTTGTTCCGCTTTCGCGTCAGTACTATTTTTACTTACTTGGTCTTTAGCTAAACCACCAATTTCTGATTTAACTTTAACTTTTGTTGTAATACCATCTTTTTCTAAACCTTGTTTTACTAATTTCAAAACAGAGTCAATAGTTTTCTGATTATGTGTTTCAGCACAAGGTCCTCCCTTACAATCATTACTGTCAGGAACACCATCATTGTCAGAATCAGCATTACCATCAGTATTAGATTTATCAGAATGGAATTTTAATGTGATAGATTTAACTTGTTTCCCACCTAAGTCTGGGTCTTTGTTAACATCTTTTATTGTTTTAATAATATTGTCAGCAACTTGTTGTACTTGGTCAGGTTTTAAATCGGTAACTCCGTGGTCCCTTTCTATTACACCAACGGTACTACCATCGGAACCAACCTTAACTTTAACTATACCACCATCAGGATTAACCTTAACATGTACTTGATTATCTAAAGTACTATCAGAAGCGTTTTTAACTACACTATCAGAAACATCTACATTACCGTCATCAACTTGTTTTGTAGTAGTTTTAGTATGTGAACCAATAGCTCCTGTTACATAAGCCATAGCACCTATAGCAATAACACCAACTAAAACTTTACCAACTACAGTATCACGTAAAAAATCTCCCAATTTACCAATAATAGATTGTCCTTTACTACCTCTAAGAACTTCCTCAACACAAGATTTAATTTGTTTCTGCATCCAAACCTTTTTAGCTTCCTCACTCTTGTCGGTTTTATCGGTACCATAAACTTCCCAATCAGCTTCTTTTCTTTCGATACATATTTGAGTAGCATCAGCTACAGCTTTTTGAGATTGTTGTATTGCTTGTTGTTGTTGTGCTGTTAAATTTTTCCCTGTATTTTGTTGAGCTTGTTTATTAGCAGTTCCCCATAAATTTTTCCATGAATCTCTTAAACTAGACATGAAACTTTCTTCCATTAATCTTCTTTCACCTTCAGAAATAATTTTTTTACCACTATTCCTATCAATTAATGAAAGTTCTGTTAAAATAAAAGCTAGTTCTCTATATAAGTCTTCACCCTCAAGGGTAAGTATGTTGTATTCTAATTCATTGCTTTCTTTATTTTCAAACAAAAGAGTTAAAGCATTATCGTAATTAGGTTTTTTCATTTGACAAATTGTTTTATTATAAATATTCTTGTTTTAAGAAAAAAATAATAAAAGATAAAATATGACAGAATTTGATAAATATGCAATAAAGCATATGGGTATTGGCTCACAAACCCTACACGACTACCAAAATTTTCAATCAGCAATACCAAACGTGATTGGTTCAGTTACCCCAACAATTATTGAAGAAC